GGTGCGAGCGCAACGCGGTCCCGATTGTCTTTTCGGACTACCGCAACGGGGTCACTGCGCAGGCGTGGCGGCACGTCGATTCGTTCGCGAGGGCTCGCAACCAAGCGTTCGCCCAAGGCACCGGCGATTGGCTTCTATGGGCGGACTGCGACGACGTGCTGACCGACGCGACGGACCTGCGGGAAAGGCTCAAGGAGCTGACCGAGGACGTGCTGATGCTGCGATGCCCTTACGACGTGCGCGGCACCGGCAAGAAGCTGCAACGCGAGCGAATCATTCGCCGCACGGCGTTCGCCTCGGGGCGCGTCTGGCACCACGACGTGCACGAAAACCTGCTGTTGCTCCCAAACGATCTGCACAACGAGTGGACGGTGCCGGTTTGGCGGCATCAGCCGGTCGCGATCAAGCAGAGCAACCGCAAGCGCAACCTCGCGATTCTCGGGCGCAGCATCGCGGAGTCGGCGACCCAATACTTCTACATCCACCAAGAGCACTACTGCGCGGGCAACAAGACCGCCGCCGAGCAGTTCGGGCGCATCGCGCTCTCCTTCCCGAACCTCGACGACTCATTTCGCTACGAGGTGCAGCTCAACCTCGCGCGGCTCGTAGCGTCACGGCGCGAGGCGTTGCAGTTCGCTATGGGCGCGCACGGCGTCTTCCCGTGGTGCCGCGAGGCCATTGCCTCGATCATCATGCTGGCGTTTGAGCGCAACGACGGCAGGCGCGCGAGCTTCTGGGCGGAGCGGATGATGTCGCTACCGGAGCCGAAGGAGAAAGACCGGCCTTGGACGCACGAGGTGAAGTGGTATGGCTGGGCCGGTCTCGATCTCGCCGCCAGATCCTACCGGCTCGCGGACAATCCGAGAAAGGCGGACGGGCTTCAGTGGGCTTTTCACAAGCACGAAAAGCCTGCGATTCGGCTCACGCAGAAAACCCTCGGCGACTCGACACGCTCGGTCTCCTTCCGCGAGGCGTGGCTGGGGACGGCAGCGCAACCGGACACCGTCGAGCACGTTTTCCTCGTGCGACCCGACGACAAGGAAACCATGGCGATGTCGAAGCAGTTCATCCACGACGTGGGGCAGCCGCGGGCAACAGAGCGCGCCATGATCTCGGTGCACATCGAGGACGGCATGGTGCCGCCGCACGACTGGGACAAGCTCGTGCTGGCAAGCGGCGTGACGCTGATCGACGCCGAGAACATCAAGGAAATCCTCGCAGCGAAGAAGCCGTGAGCACGCCGGCAATCATCGTTTGCACGGTCAATGCCGCGTGCCTTGACGTGATGACCGCGTCGCTCAACGCCTACGTTCCGCGCGACGTCGAGAGGTATGTGCATCACAAGGTCGGCACGAACTTCGGCGACGCCTACAACTTCGCCGCGCGCGAAGCGTTCAAGCGGCACGACGAGATTCTGATTTGCAACGATGACATCGTGTTCACGCCGACAACGTGGGGGGTGCTCCTCGCGGATGTCGCGCATCTGCGCAAGGTCGTGCCGGATCTCGGCTACGTCGCGACGCGCTCGGACTATGCGCGCGGCGAGCAGAACGTCCGCAGCGGGCGCGGGAAAATCGACTTGCTGCGCTACCAGTCGGAGCGGCATATCGTCGAGAGGCCGGTCATCGCGCCGATTTGCGCATGGATCCACCGCGACGCGTGGGTGGATTTCCCGCCGATAAATTGGTTCTCGGACGACGTGCAATGCGCGGACATGAAGCGGCGGCATTTCATCTCGCGCGCCTACGTGCACCACGTCGGAAGCCAGACCTGCGGGCAGGACGCGCAACGATGCTACGAGGACGCGGAGCCGTGGCTACTCGCGAACCGGCCGGAGCTTCACGCGCGGTTTTATTTTACAGGAGGCGCATAAGTATGGCAGCCGTGCGAGACTTCGACCCGACCCAGATTAACTCCGACTTCTCGGCGATTCTTGAGCAGGCGGGCGTCGCGTTCACATATCAAGGCGTGAGCGTCACCGGCATCTGGTCGTCCTCGCGCGATGCGTTCTCGGAGTTCGAGGACCAGCGCAGGACTGACAGCAAGTTCACGGTCTTCCTGCTCACGTCGAGCGTAAGCGCAACGCCGCAGGTCACACAGACGCTTTCTCGCGCGAGCATCACCTATTTCATCGAGCGCGTCACCTTGGATGCCGAGGGCGCGGGCTGCGAAATCGAGGTCGCAAAGTCGATATGATCGACATCGAAACCAGTTTCTCGCGGCTGGAGTATCAGCTCGCGCGTCTCGCAAACGCGGCAAAGGTGGACCTCGGACTTGTCATCAAGGAGGAGGCGAAATACGCGATTCAGACCATCGTGAAATTCACGCCGCCCAAGAGCAAGCAGCAGGGCGCGAATGCGGTGCGCGCGGACTTCAGCAGGCTCGCTGAGCCGTTGGTATTCCAAGACCTGCAAGCCAAGGCGACCGCGGGCGGATTCTACAAGTCGATGGCGCGATATGTCCGCAACCGAGACGTGGAGAAGCTGCGCGCGCTTTTCCGCAATCCGAACCTGACGCATTATTACGGCAGGCCGTTGCTCGAAAACGAAGACGCGTTGCTTAAATACAAGAAGGACCAGCAGAGACCGTGGCGCAGGATAAAGGGCAAGCCGCGAGTTCTTGCGTTCGGTTCCGACTTCCGCCGAGTCAGATCAATCATGGAGGACCGCGTGGGCTGGACAGTCAGCGGATGGAACTCATCGGCAAAAGTTACCGGCGCTCGCTACAAGAAATTCAGCGACAAGCTCAAGGCGCAAGCCGGTGGCAACATTCGCTTCGGCTCGGTGCAATCGAGCTTCGGGCCGCAGCCGTTCATCAAAGCGACGGCGCACAATGTGAAGATTCCGAACTACCAGCGCATGATCGACGCGGCCATCAATTCACGCGTGAGAACGACCGCGAAGAAAGTCGCCGCCGTTCTCGCCAACCGCGCCGTCAATCTCGGCTTCACCCGCGTCGGCGGAGCAATGCAAATCAAAACAGCAGCCGCATGAGCACACGCACCAACATCCGCACCGCGACGGCAAACGCTCTCACCGGCGCGCTCGTCGTGCCTACCGCAAACATCCTTCGCGGGCGCAACAACACCATCGCCAGCATCTCGTTTCCCGCGGCAGCGGTTTACGCCGTGAGCGAGCAGATCGAGGTGCGCACGCTCGGACCGAGCAACCGGACGCAATACCGGCAGCTCCAGCTCATCGTCGATTACTTCACCGCCGAGAGCGGGACGTATTTAATCGACGACCTTTTCGACACGGGCAGCGCGGCGGTGGAGGCCGCAGTCTTGGCCGACGTGACGCTCGGGGGTCAATGCCGCGATCTCCATTTGACGAGTGTGGATTATGTGATTGAGCCAGACGAGGACAGGCGCTTCGGCACGGCTCGTCACACTTTCAACTGCATTTATTTAACCACCGACTAACATGGCAAACCACCTCGGCCGCGAAGGCATCGTCAAAATCTCCACTACCACCATCGGCGAGCTGCGAAATTACAGCCTGTCACATTCCTCGGACACGGTCGAAGATTCCGTAATCGGCGACACCTACCGCACGCGACTCGCGACGATGAAAACCTTCAGCGTGTCGGGCGATCTCTATTGGGACGAGACGAACGCGGGCCAGCTCCTGATTACCATCGGTAGCTCGGTCACGCTCAACCTCTACCCAGAGGGCGCGGACACCGGTGACGTTTACTATTCGGGCGCGGCCATCGTTACCAAGTTCGACATCTCGGCTTCGTTCGACGGCATCGTCGAGGGCTCTATCGCCTTCGAGGGCAACGGCGCTCTGAGCACGCTGACCGCCTAATTTCGCAGCAGAAAACACACGCACAACACATGGAAGCAATCGACCTCGTCAGAGAACACTTCGCCTCCCTCGGCACGCGCAAAATCGACGTGCCCGAGTGGAAGCTCGTCGTCCACGCATCGCCGGTAACGCTCGGCGAAAAGAATCGGCTCTATCGTCGCAGCAAAGAGAACGACATGGAGTTGCTCGTGGACATCTTGATTATGAAGGCGACCGACGAGCACGGCGCGAAGCTCTTCACGATCGAGCACAAGCCGACGCTCTTGAACAAGGCCGACAGCAACGTCGTGGGACGGATCGCCAACGCCATTCTGGCCGAAAACGGGCCGAGGCCGGACGACTTAAAAAACTGATTCACGGCGGAGAAGCTGCCGACTTCCTCGCCGTGTATGCTCTCGCGGACCGTCTCGGCAAATTCGCAAGCGAAGTGCTCGCCATGCCAGCGCAGGAATTGAACGGCTGGATCGTTTACATAGAGCATCAAAACCGGAAATCGAAACATCATGGCTGAAGCTACATTCACACTGCGGGCGGTGGATTCGACGAAGGCGGCGTTTGCCAGCGTGCAGAACTCTCTGACCAAGCTCCATTCCACGGCGAAAATTGTCGGCACCGGAATGGCGACTTTCTTCGGATTCTCCGCGGCGATCGGCGGCGCGAGGAGACTAAACTCGGCAATGGAGGACGCGGAAAAGAACGCGAAGAAGCTCGGTTTGAGTAGTGAAGATTTGGATGCGCTAACCGTCGCGACAAACTTCGTCGATGTTGCGATGATGAAGATGCAATCAACGGTCGCGAAGGGAATCGGTGCGTTTGCAAGACTGTTTTCGGGCGCTGGAACCGGAGCAGACGCAGCCGCAGCACGCATCACGCGCATTTCTCCAGAACTGGAAAAGCTCAAGAAGCAGGCCGATGACGTGCGCGATTCAATCTCGATGATTGGCGCAACGGACTCGGTGAAATTCGCAGCAATCGGAGACGAAATCGCGAAGATCAATCGAGAGATCGAGCAAAGCGACAAGTCGGTTGACGCCGAGAAAAACGCAGAGCGCGGCGTAAGGATTGCCG